TTAAACAGCTTTGGCATGATTAAATCCACCTTCCTGAGAAAACTCAAGGATAAGATGTGCAGCTTTGCGAATAAAATCAAGGTACTTTTCAACTTCTTCCTCAGAATAACCTACTACATCTTCAACACGATAATCAGGAAGATAGCATATCAAACTATGGAAGCCATCCTTTTCATCTGGTGTTTCAACATACACCTTTACCTCACCATTTTCCTGCATTTCAGAATGAGTAATCTCTGTATCATCTTCCAGTGTCATAAATGGATAAATCATATCCTCACCTACTTTCTAAAAAATTCTATATATGACAATAAACATTACAATTTATTTGTATTTATCACTGTTTGCCTTTTATATACCTCTATAATACCATAAATAGACAGCAAAAAGCCACCTGCAGATTTTCCACAGGCGGCTTTTTGTAAGCATTATACTATTTTAAATTTGGCCTGAGTCACAGACATTGCCACAACCTTTCCTTTATCTAAAGCCTTCCTGGCTTCCTCCAGCTTCCTCACCTCATCTCTGGCATCTTCCAGTCCAAGATGGGTATATGTGTTCATGGTAACGCTTATATCCGAATGGCCCATCAAGTACTGAAGCGTCTTAGGATTCATACCTGACTTTGCCATATTGCTGCAATAGGTATGCCTGCACACATGGGGAGTTATATTCGGCAGCTGTTCCTTGTAGATATCATTATAGCGCTTCACCATGTGATTTATGCGGTGCTGCCAGTGCATAGCCACAAGTGGCAGGTCATTCCTATCCGTAAACAGGAAGCCACTGTAACCATCTACGATTCTTTCCTTTACAGGCTTATGCCTATGTTCCACAATGCTTCTAAACATTTCCTCCACATCCTCAGTCATAGGCAGCACCCTCTTACCCGCCTCTGTCTTGGTGGATTCTATCACCAGCTTCATGCCTATACGCTGCAGCTGTTTATCCACGGTGATGTTTTTACCTACAAAATCTATATCCTTTACCGTCAGTCCGCAAAATTCTGAGATTCTCATACCTGTGTGAAACAAAATGTATATAGCTTCATAGTATTTATGATAGCATTTGTCAGCCTTGATGAATCTCAGGAATTTTTTCATCTGATCTCTGGAAATTGCATCCCTGGTCACACTGTCATTAACCAATACACCAGCCAGCAGGAAGCTGAAAGGATTCTTGACAAGAATATCGTCATCCACCGCCAGCTGAAAGGCCGGTCGCAACACGCCCCTTACTGTCTTTATGGTACTTGCCCTCTTTCCATCATCATGTAGTTTTATCAACAGCAGCTTGGCATCTGACACCCGGATGTTTTTTATTTTTCTGTTGTAAAAATCCTCTTTTTCCATAAGGTTTCTTACAAAATTGTAGTTGATGATTGTATTAGGCTTCACATTAATCCTTGTTGCCAAATACCTCTCAACCAGCTCCCGTACTGTCATATCCTGCATACTGCGATTAGAGCCGACATTGCGGTCGCGCCCTTTTTCCTTTTCCATCTCCCGCAAAGACAATGTAGGCTTTGTGCCCTTTGGCTGTCTGTCAGAGGGCAGCAGTTTCCAGCTGGTAAGGAAGTATGTTTTGCCATCAACCACATATTTAAACATATACTTGCCATCCTTGCGCTGGCTTTCACCCACATGAAGTGCCCTGCCCCTGCTATCTCTCCTAACCTTGTCCTTTTTTGCCATTATTTTTCAGTGCCTCCCATATTGTTGGATTTCTCCATAAATAGCGCTCAAAACTTACCCTCAAAATCAACCTTCTGGTATTATAAAATACCAGAAAGTCATAGGGGCCTTCCTTTAAGAAACTGTAAAACTTGCGCTGGCTTAGTCCCCAATACTCAATGGCTTCGCCAGGTGTAAGATAATCTCTTTCGCTCATCGGTGTCTGTTCCATCAGAGTACCTCCTTTCCATTACATATATCACTCTAAACCACCATAATATCAACTACTATTTGGCCAATAAACTCTATTATGGCAATTCGCCAATATTCAGCAGATACTCTTCAAATTTGGAACGGATAATCAGGTATTTGTTGCCATGCCTGACAGCAAAATTACCTATATTCTCAGATGCCAGCTTATACAGTTTTTTGATGCTTATACTGAAATATCCAGATGCTTCCTTGATTGTCAGGGTATATTTTTCATTTAATGGAACCATTGCCACTACCTCCAAATCTTGCCTTGAAATAGCATTTCCTGCTACAGTATTTTCTCTCCCTCTTGCCATAGGCTGTAAACTCCTGCCTGCACTGAGCACATACAACTATGCGGTTAGCAAGACGATTAACCTTGTCAAGATGGCTGTTCCACCAGATCATACGGCATTTATCTGAACAGAACCTTTTCTTTTTGTGTCCGGGAATATAAATCAGCTTATTTCCACAGTTAGGGCATATATCTTTAACCTCCACAGCCGATTCTTCAACTCTAGCACGAGCCAGATGGGATTTTACTGTGTTGATGGAAAGCCCCAGCTCATTGGCTATCTTCTTATAGCCATAGCCATTCAGCCGCAGTTCGTTAATTCTATGTTTTTCATTTTCGGTCATAATGTCCTTCTCCCAGCAAATCTTGTTATGATAATTACTGGAGATGAACATTGCATTTGAGCGGATTTTTTCAGAACACCTCCAGAAATCTCATTTTCACTAGTACAAGGACATAGTGAGTGGTATTTAGAACTTTCCGGGCAAAAAAATAAGGCAGCAAGGATATTTTCCCTGCTGCCTTATTGCTGTTTACCCTATTTTCTTTTTTACGCCTTCCACGATATCATCTACTGCTTTGTTAAGGACGATGATATACAGCCGGTTTCTGACCTTTACCCAGAGGCTGTCTGTGGTCTTAATCTCCTGCTCCAATGGTGCTATGACGATGTCCATCTGTGCTTTAAGAAGCTCCTTTACCTCATCGGTATTAAGGAGTTTCAGGACTGCTCCTGCCTCCTCTTTTGCAATGGCCACAACAGTATCAACTGCTGCCTTTTTCATTTCTTCCCTATTCATAATTACATACCACCTTTATATACTACTCTTTTTAATTTTCCATAAAAAAAGCACCTAGAAAACATCTAGATGCCCAAGTCAGTTATGACTGTTTATGCTGTTATGGTGCAGCAATGGCTGCGATTTCTTCTTCTGTATAACGGCCAGATTTCTTCACAGCTGCTAATGTGGTCAACCCATCCTTAATGGCATTTCTAATAGCTTCAATCTTGCCTTCAGCTTTACCTTCAGCTTTGCCTTCTCTCCATTTTTTATCCATTTCTAATGCTAAAGTCATATAATCCCGCCTCCATTCATCACAATGTTTTACAGTATAAACCTCATGGTCAATCTCCTGCATAAGAGCATCCTCTGGCTTTTTACCGTCAACATAGTCCAAAAACATCTTCAACGGCTTTGAAACATCATCTGCCTCACCTTTTGTACTCAAAAACAGCTTTGTTGTACCATCATTCAATAATATTTCACTATCTTCAATACACAAATTTCTAAAGGTATATTTATGACGCTTGCCCGTAAATACGCCAAAGGTACAAATGAAAATTATATAGGTATCATGCAACGCAGAATAATTTTGCCCCTTTTCAATATTGTCAATATCTATCAAGCCCTGATAGTATCTGGCTCTTTTTACCAGTTCATCCATATCTTTTGTGGTCTGCATTTCTATATTGAATACAGTTCCTTTATCATCATTGACATATACATCCAGACGAATACTCTTACTATCCAAACGAACATTTATAGATTTTTCTTCTTCCGGGTAGCTTATGTCTTTGATATCAATATCCAAAAGCCGCTCTATGGTCTGCTTGCAGATACGTTTATTTCTCATCACCTTTTGAAAAATAAAATTATCCTGAATTGTAAGTTCATCATATGGTTTGATATACATTGACTCACCTCATTTCATATGTTGACTTGATTATACCATAAACCAAGCAAAATATCGACATTTAACCATTAGGTATAATCCGTTACACCTCTGGCAATCGCTCTGGCAAAATCTTCCTGCCGCTCTGTTAAGAGCACCAAATCTTCGCTGTTACTGATAAATGCCAGCTCTACCAATACAGCCGGCATATTTGTGTTAGTCAGGACATAGAGTCCGTTGACACCAGGCCGGGCTTCCTTAATGCCCCTGTCTGCTGTATCAAATGCCCACAATATCTGCCCATTTATGTACTTGGCAAGATTGGCTCCATTCTTAGAGCCATGGCAGTACCATGTTTCCGTACCATTGGCAGCGGGATTTGCTGCACTGTTGCAATGGATGGAAATAAAAAGGTCTGCTTCAGAAGCATTCGCTTTCTGGCAGACCTCATAAAGGCTATCACTCTGCAGGATTTCTGTTTCAATGCCCACAGCGTTAAGGTAATGGGCTGTAAGCCGTCCTACCTCTGCTGCTACATCGCACTCCCTAAGACCTGTATATACATTGCAGGCCCCAGGATCTGGATTTCCCTCCGGCGCATGGCCAGGATTAATAAATACCTTCATTTTTCTTCTCTCCCTTCTTTTCTAAGCTGTGCTTTCCAGCACCGCCAATATAGCCCAATAGACCACTTGCAATACTCATGCTCAGTTCATTCAGGCCGTTATATATAGAAATAATCAAGGCAGCTGACAAGGCAACCACCACAATTACATCTGCTACATTAATTCTTTCTATCATGCGAACCTCCCACATCAAAATGAGAAATAAGCGGCACATCCTGATCTACAGGCAGTTCCATCATTTCCTTAAAATAATACTCCCCATCGCCATTGCCATTGAACTCATCGTGATAGCATTTGTACATATCACGGATATTGTTCCGGGCAGTTATAGGAATTGCACCCCGCTCTATAAATATGCGGCAGGACTGTATTATCCTGTCCCTCAAAAGAATAAGGCCGCCATCTCTCAGACGGTCTGTACATATTGAAATAAGGCCCAGCTTCCTATCAAGCTCCTTTATCTGCTTGGTAATATTTGCCTGCCATAGAGAAAATTCCCTCTGCTGCTCGATAATATGCTGAAACTGCTCCTGCTTTTTGGCAGATTCCTCATCGTGCCGGCTGGCTATATTCTGTGCCCTGCCAGAAAGAAAACTTAATAGTGCTGTAAAGGCTATGATAATAAACTGTTCTACATTCAATTTTCATCTACCTCCTGTATCTGATTACGTACACCCTTTTTTACATAAGGAATAAACATGGTTGAAGGAGCACACTTATGAAAGGATATTTTCCCTGTTTCGTAATAGTATTTTTCACTTTCGTACATACGATATACTGCCGCAGGATAGTTATTATACACAAAGCTTTCCAGGTCCCAATCCACACCCTCTTTAAGTTCTTCTATGATAACCGCCTTTTCTGAATCAACAGCAATAACGGCATGAGAAAATTCATTGCTGCTGCTTGGATTTCTAACAACCACATAGTAAATATTTCGATGTTTTCTTATGCTTGCCACATAAAGATTCAATCCTGAATCCCATAGAAAATCATCAAACTGAACAGTCACTGTCTTATAAATATTAGCTCCATTTTTACTCAATGAATATTTGTATATAACTTCATAACCATCAATCGTGCAGGAATGCGTATTTTTAAAAATTTTATTCTTCTGGGCACTGCTTTCATGCGCACTTCCTGTTATTGAAGCCCCCGAGTATATCCTTTCACTTTTTAATTTTCTACCATCCCAATCATATATACACTGATATATTGCAGAGTGGGATATCGGTGTGTACATAGAACCATATCCATTTTCCCACTGACCTTTTTCATCCTTGCTATGATCGGGAATCCCCTCTTTTATTTGTTCTTTCCACTCCTGCTGGCCATGACCGTCAATTCTTTTACATAATATTGTCAGCAGAACTCCATCCTTATCATAAACATATGTGTTCTGCTGCTTGTATGCTACTGCCCTGGCAGTGGCGGTGACTTTATTTGCCACCTTTAAAAGCAGTATAATCCCCTGCTGACTGCATACACAGTCGCAAACTACCACGCTTGCTTTCAGCGGAACATAATAAGTATAGCAGTATGCCCTTTCCAGCCATTGCGGCTCTTTGGGAAGATTTGCCTCAGCAAAACTGCGGGTTGCTGAACTATCCTCTGCCATATATTCCTCGGTGTAGTCAATAGTAATTTTTTTACCATTCCCAATATGAAGTATAAGAGGCTTGGAAACATACTTTGACCGTCTCAAATCCGCACCATAGTTTAAACCATCCCATAGTGCTCTAAAGCTCATCATTACCGGCATTTTTCCAGGATACCATATGCTTTTCTGATGGCATTCCGTCATGCAGTCCTCTGGATTTACACTAACCGACATAAAATCTCCATTTTCCAGAACTGCAGCACATAATGTGTACTCATCAGCTTTTTTCTGATCACCACACATATATCCTTTGCCATCTACCAGAATGGCAAATTCATTGCCCCTGCTGCCAATAATAATGTTTTTGGCACAGCCTATTCTCCGTGTCTGAAAACCGTTAATAACAAAAAGCTCTCTGGCATGATTAACATATATCAAATCACCGGTTACAGGAATATATGAAGAACTGCCTGCAGCAATATTGCCATATATGATTTTTCCATCAGTCCATATCTTCTTGCCCGGTACCACCGGAGCAGAGCCGGCTACAAAATAGCTTCTTCCTAAAATGTCTACTGCTGTCCTTCCATTGCAGCTCTCTATTACTGTCTGATACATCACGCACCTCCTATTACCACAGCCCTGTAGTTGTCCGCAATCTGACACCACACCCTTACTCCTGCCACATTCCTGACAGTGGATACAAAAACAGCATAGTAATTCTTTCCTTTTATGGTTACTGTTCCATCACCACCCAAAACACCCGGCAGAGCACCTACATTGCTTGGGTGCTTTGCCTGCTCTGCCGCTTTATAGATTTCTTCAACACTATCAGACAGCCTTACTATGTAATCCATCAATACCACCTCACTATGGTAATACTCTGCTTAAGCTCTCTTGTGGTCTGGCTGATTTCATTGGATACGAGAAAATAATCATGCCCATTAAAGCGGATTTTCTCAAAGAAATCCAAGGCATGGCCATAATTGTAAATATCCATGCTGACTGTTTCCTTTATCCGCCTGTTAAGCCACTTAAGCTCTTTGGTAAGCCTTTTTAATATGTCGGATTCCTCAACTGGAAAATTAGCTTCATCTATGAATGAATTGCCATCGTTTTTATCAGAACTGCCAGAATATCTGGCACCTCCAAGAGTAATACTCTCCTCATTTCTCATATACCTTGAAGCCACACCGGATGGAGAGCCTGTGCTTATGGAAGAACCCTGATATTCACCATCAACATACACGCTGGTTCCATAAAAGCCGTTACCCAGAGGTGCATGAACTGTAAGACGCCGGCTCTGAATCCTGTCCTTTTTGTCATATGTTATTTCCTTTTCCTCTCCCAGAATATGTACCCCGCCGGCTCCCATATTGTAATTATATGTTATGACGGTACGGCTTCCATCCGAATGACGAATGTTTTTACCGGAAAGATACATCCCTGTTTCACTGCTGCCTTCATAGCGGTATTCGCTGCTGTCACCATTTGCAGTTTCCTGCACCAGATAGCCGGAAATATAACTGCAGCTGCTGTCCCCGAAGGTTATGGTCCCAGAAAATGGTATCGGCTCAATGTTAATGTTCTGAACCGAAGCAATAGTGCCATTACTGCTTTTCCCGCTCCACATCGTTCTGACCAGTTCCCTGTGAAACTGTGGCCTTGTGTGGTGGGTGCTGCTTATATCTGTGGTCTTTGCCTCATGCCCGCGCTGAATAATATTAATGGAATTATCTGCAGCTCTCAAAAACACATTAATCTGCCTATGGGGAATTTCTGATGTCCAGCCAAAGAGAGAAGATATAATGCTCTCATATGTCTGCCCATTTCCTACCCAGGTACTGCTGTGGGTGAAATCATCAATGGCTATATTGAGCTTTTTTCCCAAAGCCCCCGCAATCTTTTTGGCATGGTAGCCAGCCTTGTGTTTAATGCTTCCTTCCGAATACTTCATTGGCATATAGAGAATACTGTCCACATCATACATACCGCTGGCAGTAATGGTCATATCCTGCTGGTCTGTTTCCCCGATAACATAGCTGTATCTATAGTCAAAAATCATACCAGATATGGCATCTAGGACATTCACAGGATAGGTAGTTTCCATTTCAAAGCTGTCTGACAGGGTAAGCTCATTCATGGAAATCTTCATGCTTACCATGCCATATTTAGCCTTTTGGGGCGGTATGATGAATGGTGATGATGGCTCATCAGTATGGGCAGGAATAAAAGTTGTATCATATGGCATCTTTAGGCAGGAATCAAAAAACAGGGAAAACGGCCTCTGAACATTGCGAATACCATCGCCTTTAATCGAGAATCCTTGCCGGATAATGAGCAGGCTATCAAATTGCGTATCAAAATCTATAGGCTCTGCTTCCCTACGGCTTCTGACAGTGCTGTCAGCATAAATTTTATATGATTTAAGCACCCTGCACTTTGAGTCAGCCTGCATATTAAAAGGAACAGCTTCTCCAGGTTTTGTAAAAGTTATTGAGCTGTCAGCATAAATATCATAAGCTGCTGTCAGCTTCCTGCAGGAGTCAGCCATAAGCACAGCATTTTCAACATTTGCCAGCAGCACATCTCCATTAATGGCAAAATCCTTAATTACTGCATTTCTTGTATCGCAGCTAAGGGAAAACACAGGACTTCCCTCGGTTACGCTTACAAAGACACGAGGACTTCCAATAACTGTTTTGCTTTTATTTACTGTGGCAAATAGTTTAGGAGATTTTACAAGGGATTTAACAGGAGTGACTGATGCAAAGGCTGCGGGCTGATTCAGACTTGAACTGTTTTTTCCTGCTGTTATACAAAGAACAGGATTCTTTAATTCTGCCATACAAACCATCCTTTATTCTGCCGATGTAATAACTATATTTTCAAGAGCAGCCACTTTGTCAAAGCAGGCCCCTGCATTATGGCTGTTGCCCGATGGGAGCTGGACTTTTTTTGATTTCTGGCCCATTGATATATTGACGGACGGTACATTATCTGAGCCAAGAGCATTCTCCCAGACCATACCAGCAGCCGTGATAGTATAGCCATCAATCTTAGTTCTGGCTGGCTTTAGCACAATTTTCTTGCCTATATCCTCTGTGCTGTATCCATCCTGAGCCTCATTCCACTCACAGCTTTCAACCGAGGTTTCCACTTCCATAATTGTTTCATTGATAGACAGTTCCCCATCAGTTACAATCATATTTTTCATCTTGTAATAACTGGAATTCAAATAAAATCTGAAATCTTTTGCCATTGCACCTGTTTTTACATAGTCTGTATATTCGCCTATCTTATTTCCATCAACATATACGGTAATGCATCCCGCCACAGTATCCACATCCAGGAACACATGATACCAAATGCCTCGACTCACTTTAAAGCTGGTTGTTAGTACATTTTTATTCGCCAGTCTTATTTCCATATAATTACTGTTATTTACATATAAAAATACATCATCAACGGCTTTATCTCTCACTGACTTAAAATAAAATCCAGCCGTGTACTCATTCATATAGCTTGCTGTAATCATCATATCAAAAGACATCTTCATATGAGTGCCTGTATCCTCGTCCAATACAACAATGCCCCAGCCATCTGCAGCAAGGCATCCATCCTTACTGCCTGAGTATTTCACATTGCCAATGCTAGTAAACCACGGATAGTATGGATTTATGTACTTCATTACACATCCTCCTCAATGGTTCCCTCGATATGAATGGAAACTGTTTTATCCGTATGAGGTGCTTCTGTGGAATCCGCTGCAATTTTCAGCCAGAAGCAATAGTTTTTACTGTTTATTACATCCTCTATTTCCAGAGAATTTTTCCACTCTCCCGCATTTAGTACTGTTTCCTCTGTGAAATCATTATCCTTGGCCACCTGCCACTTTTCTATACTGCCTCCGCTGTCCTTGTAGTAAGCGCCATCCCAAAAAGCAAAGGAAACCTTGGTTTTACCACTCGTTTTATAGCCTTCACTGCACCTGAGAGCTGCCTTTACTGCCTTTGTCTCATTTTCTGTGGCATTCAAAACCACAGAAACAGGCGATGTCTGGGACATATCCTCAGACACCGCCGTTCCATCAGTCCCACCCTTAGTAGGATTGTTCATATATAAAGAAATGTATTCACTCATTTAGATCCTCCATAATTCCAGCTCGCAGTTAATATAATTCTCGAAACGTTCCTCATAGCCATAGGAAATCACCCTGACTCTCATGCCCTGCCATGTAATTCCGTTGTGGTCTATCATATCAACAATGGTTCTGGCATGAAAATACTGCCAGAGCTTTTGGAATTCTTCTTTATAGAATGTGGCTGACAAGCTGATTTTATCCCCGCTGGCAATATGGCCATAGTCCTGTACCACATTGCCACCATCAGTTTCTATAATGGACTGCCTATCGTCTGGGGATATTTTCCAACTATCCGGTCTTGAAAGAGAAACTGCCTCTCCTATTTTTATACGCATTTATATCAGCTCCCATATGAAACCTTGTAATTATTATTCCCCGGCAGCCTTTCAATTATCTTCTTTGCTGCAGTCTGTGCTACCTGATTGCCTACATCCTCCAGACCGCTGATATTCACATTCAGATTGTAATTGATATTCTGAAAACCACCCGGTGTGTCGCTGGCACCACTTACTGCCTGACTCATATTTGCCATGGAATCTTCATATCCTGGCTCAAACATCGGAACAGCATCTGTCCCCTTCCAGACAAAGTGCTCTGGTATCTTATCATAAATAGGTACAATGTTCTGCTGTGCTTTTTTATAGATATCGCTGAACCCCAGCATCTCTCCGGGAGTAGTCCAGGCATCCTCTGGAAGATTAGCATCCTTACGGAGCTGCGTAAGCATATTACTCATGGCTGTCTGCCGCTTTTCTTCCTCTGTGCCATAACCTGCCATTGCTGTTCTATAGATTTTAAGGTATTTATACTGCTCCTTAAACATATGAAGGGCTGTTTCCTGCTGGAGCTGTCTTTTCTTTTCCTCGGCCCACTCCGTGGCCTTTACCTCATCAAGCCCCTTCTGCTTCCATGCTTCCTTTTCACGGTCAATGGAATCAAGCCGGTTCTGAAGCTCTGATTTCCAGATGGAATCAATGGACTGAGCGACATCTTCATTAAACTGCTTTAGAATTTTAGCCTTTTTGGCTTCAGTCACTCTGGCAATTTCAATTTCTGATGCCCCACGCTCCTTGTACTTTTTCATTTCCACATCAATGGCATGAAGGGAATTATCCAAATCACTGTGGGTAAGGCTGTAAAGACTTTCCTCTAACTCCTTATTTGCTTTGGCCGCTTCCTCTGCGGCCTTTTTCTGTTCTGCCAGAATTGCTGCTGTGTTATCAGGAACTTTCCCATTCCCCTTATTTTTCTTTGGTGTCTTTTTCTTTTGCTCTTCATCAAGAATCAGCTGTTTCTGCTTTTTTGCAGCATTGGAAGATGACAGGATTTCATAACTTCCATAAAGACCAAGGCCGGCTCCAGCAAGTGCACCTACCACTGTGCCGGGGCCTGGCAGAAATGAGCCGGCTGCAGCACCTACTCCTGCACCAACCAAAGCACTGGAAAATAGTGTTCTTCCCTGACCTGCCTTGTTTATTGCCTTAATGTCCGTCATGACATCCCTGAAATTTTTTGCATTTATTCCTGCACTGTCCAGCATATCCGCCACATCTGCTATCATATCCTTGGCTACTCCCATGGCAGACACAATGGCCTGTCCCAAATCCACAATGGCTTCCTTGTTATCCTTGATAAACTGAACCATGCCTTGAAACATTTTCACCACATCCGGCATCAAATCCCTTGTTATAGGCAATAGTGCTGCACCCATGGCCATCTTAAGCTGCCCCATTTCCATGGTCATTTTCTGCCATTCAAGCCATGTTTCATGTGCTTCCTGGGGATTCAAAAGGCCTGTGGTCTTTATGCTTTTGGAAATTTCCAGAAGGTTGTTATAGTCCTGCAGCACAGGAATAAGGGCAGCCCCCTTGGCCCCCAGGACCTCTGCTGTAAAGGCTTCCTCCTCGCCTGCTGCTACTGCATTTTCATAGCCCTTGGCAAGTCTGGCTAACTGTTCATTAATGGCTAATAAATGACCGTTATCTTCAACCAGAGAAATACCAAATTTCTCCAGTGCCTTAGTGGTATTATTACCATTTTCCCCAGCAGTCATGAGCTGCTTATCCAGCCTTGCTATAAATGGTGTTATGCTGTTAAGGTCAGCTCCTGCAAGGCTGAATACTCTTTTAAGCTCTCCTGCTTCCGCAGCACTCATATGAAGCCTTTGAGTAAGGCGGTATGTGGCCTGACCTGCGTTCATGGCAGCAGTGGTCATACTGAAAAGCCCGGCACCTGTTGAAGCCACAGCCATAAAGGCAGCCATTTTGGTAGAAAGAAGTGTATAAGAGCCTGTCAGTTCCCCAATACCTGTCTTTGCTCGTCCAGCCCCTGTTACAAGGGAGGAAAAGAATCCGTTTGATTTCGGTGTAGTCTGGTTAAAGGCTGTACCAAGGGAACGGAGCTGTGCTTCAAGATTTGCTACAGTTTTCTGCTGATAAAGAAGATTCATCTGTGCCCTTTGGGTAAAACCGTGATCCAAGCCATGGTCATTTATGGACCTTTGCAGCTGTGCCTGAAGGATTGCTTCTTTCTGCCTTTGAATCTCCAACTGCCTATTGATGGCCTCATGCTTTAGGCGAATCTTATCAAGCTCGTTGCTGACTCCCTCCAGCTTCGACAAGTCAACATCTGTCTTTAGCTGAATCTTCTTGTTTTCACTATTCAGCCTGGTGATAGCCTGGCTAACGGTCTTGCCGGCAGTATCGAAGCCAAGTTTCAGGTCATCAATATTAAGCCCCAGGCTGATATAAAGTTCTTCAATTTCCTGACCTTTAGCCATTTTTTCACATCCTTAAAAGTTATCCCATAACATCTTCAATAAAGGCTGGCTTTAGATTCTTCTTTGCCAGAACCACCATCTGTCCTAAAAGCACATCAAGCTCCGATTCATCAATCTCAGCCACAGTCCACCCATAGGCAGACTGCAGCCGTTCATAATAATTCAATATGTGTTCATACGGGGAAAGCGCTAAGCATTCCCCGTTTCTACATTTGGGGCCTGTGCCAGCTTCTGAAATGTCATGGCCTGAATCCACTTGAACAGTTTTCTGACAAGAGGTACAACTTCGCTTATTTCCAGATTCTCATCAATACTGTCCTCTGTAATCTCCGGCCTGCCAAATGCCAGAATGATTAACTGAATCTGGTCATTTAGAAATTCTTCAAGCTGCTCTGAACCTCTATCCTTATCTGCCTCTTTTAAAAAGGCCCGCCACACCTTCATTTTAGGTGGAGCAGGCTCTATTTTTTTGCCAGCAATTACAATATATGGTACTTCCATTTATTACACCTCCGTATACCAGGCTGCTGCCATTTCACTCGTAAAGCCTGTGGTTTCCTCATCTGCCTGCTTATATGCCACACCGTCAGATGTGCGGTATATTGCCTTGGCTGTCAAAGAAGGAGTATTGTACTGCAGGCTGTCAGCCTTGGTCTGAGGGGATTCATCCGGCTCAGAGAACTGCACCTTTAGAAATTTGCAGTAACGCTTTTTGCCATTTTTCTTTGTGCTCTCAAACATCACAGCAAAATAAGGCGAAACATCCTCTTTGCTGGCGGTCATTACTCCATCCTTTAGCTCATGGCCAAGAAGGTATGCCTTGTACTCTAAAGGCAGAGCCGCCACATCTATGGTCAGCTCATACTCAGATGTGGTACTGGCTGAATCCACAGCCTGATTATCTGCATAAAGGGTGGCACTGGAATTTTGTGCCTTTATGGCAATCTGCCTGATATGGGGCACTGCCAGTATTTCCTCATAGGAAGCAGTGCCTCCTGCCTGATCATCAACCATCTTTGCTACATGAAATCCCTGCAATACAATAAATGGTGAATTAGTTATTCCTGCTTTCGGTGTGGTCATTACGAATCAACTCCTATCCTGTAATCAACGGCCAGTACCTTAAGGCCGTCCTCTAAAAACTCTACTGTCTGAACTCTCATAAAGCCCAGCCCAGACATTATCCTATTTACCCGTCTATAAATCCCGGCATGACCGCCTGCCTTGGTGACAATATGTATTCTTACGGTCATTCTGCTCTGGATTTCCTCATTGTCAGCATGGAGAGCCGGCACATCGGAAATCACATTATAGACAATATTAGGAAACCTGCAGCCATGAGGGCTGGCCTGATGGTATATTCCCATCCCGGCAAGCTCCCTATCCTCCTTCATGGCTTTTAACATTATTTCAAGCATAAAATCACCTCTTTTTCAGCCCTTCCTTTACTGCCCTGGCAATATTATCCCTGATACTGTCCCTGGCTGCGTCTATAGCTGGATAAAGAAATGGCTTGTTTATCTTTGGCGAAAATTCTACGACCTTGCCGTAATAAACTCCATCATTTTGTGCATCCGCCACTACCTTGATGTATGTACCATTTCTTTTAACCTCAGCATGAATGGAGTCACGCAAGGCTCCTGTTTTTACAGGACATCTTGATTTGGCATCTTCCACCACACCATCAGCTCCTTCTTTTAAAGCAGCCTTGGCAGCCTTGGCGGCATTAGTCCCGATAATGTCTAAAAGAGCTGACAGGGATTCATTGCTTTTCTTCCTTCTCATAGAATCTCCTTTACCATCAGGATAAGAAGGCCGCTTCGCTTATCCCCCAGAACTGTAAGAATCTCATAAAATTTATTTCCAGCCATCATACGCATTTTAGGTGTAATGCCATCAAGGAAGCGGATGTAGATTTTATACTGTGTTTCAGACATATTCTGCTGTGCTGCAAAATATTCCCTGCCGTTCACAGGCACAATATCTGCCCATATGGTAGACACATCCACCCATTCATCTTTAGGATTAGCAAATTCATCTGTGTCCTCGGAAGGCTTTTGCAGAGTAACCCTGTATCTCATTTTTCCAACCTTCATTAAAACACATCCTTTCTAAGTCCTGATAAAAGAGCCCTTAGTGTCAGCACCAGATTCTTATGATCTGCTTCTTCCCTGTGCTCATAGAGATATGCCACAGCATAAAAAACGGCTGTCTTTAGCTGGGGATTACCCCCAGCCAATTCCAGCTCACTTTTTCTAAGGATTGTAAGGCACAGTTCCTGGGCTGTGGCTATAAAGCCTTTAATCAGCCCATCATCATAATCCCCATCAATCCTTAGATATTCCTTTGTTTCTTCCAGAGTTACCAGCATATGCCTTCACCTTCTTAGGAAGAAGCAGTGCCCTTCATCTTCAGAATCTGTACAGCTTCTGGAAGAATCAGGCGGCCATCAACACGTTCCTTCATCACATAGCCTACCATGCCGTTGCCTGCAAACAGCTCCTTCAGTTCCTGCATAGAGCGGGAACCACGGTCACCAATGTTGTAGTAGGAGAAATCACCAAAGGCCATGGCTGGCTTTCCTGCGGCAGCTTCCGGGGCAAACTGAGAAGTGTGGATAGCATAGCCAAAGAGACGGTCCGGCTCACCTGCAGTAAGGGCCGGCTGCCAGAGGTATGCTCCATTGTTGTCCTTCAGCTTACGAAGAGAAGCCAAAGTCTTGTCATTAGTGATAAAGGCTGCACTCTTGCGGTATGGACGCTTCAAGGTATACACCAGATTGATAATATCATCAGCAGAGATATTTGCCGTAGAAGTGGTAGTGTTGTACTGACCGCCATTTGTGGTGTCAAAAACGCCCATAGGCTTGCCCTTGCCATCGCCATTCAGGAAGGCATCTTCTTCAGCATTGGCCAGAGCCTTGCCGAACTGGTCAATGATATAGCCCTCCAGATTGAAAGCAGCATCGTAGAGAAGCTCCTCGGTTACCTTGATAGCCACATGGAGCTTGTAGGCATCCATCATAATCTGGTCAAAGGTAGCGTCACTAAAGGTCAGTGCACCGCCCTCCTCAATCCATGCTGCAGCAGGCTTGGTAGCTGCAATGTTAATCTTGTGCTCTCCGGAGGTGGTTATCTTTGTTGCAAGGCTGCGCATGATGTTCTCCTCGTTGAGTACATCAATAAGCCGGTTATCATATTCTACCGGCACCAGATAGCCGCCCTGCTGATCATTGCCCTCCTGCAGCACATTGCTGATATTGCGGAAACGGGTACGCATGGCAGTCAGCATATCCTGCTTGTATTCATCGGTTGCCCGAAAGCCACCTGCCGGCTTTGCATTTTCCGGCTGATTCGTAATAGGCTTGCTGGTAGGCTTATCAAGCTCCCTGTCAATGGAAGCCTGACGCTCCAGGCGGTCAATAGCCTTTTTCATTTCCACAACATCCGCTTCCATCTTTTCATAGGCAGCAGCATCATCAGCAGAAAGCTTGCCATCCTCATCGGTATGGGAGTCCAGGAAATTTTTTGCTGCTTCCCACAGCTTTACACGCTTATCTCTAAGTTCCATAATCTTATCCATTTTACATTCCTCCAATTAATTCCAAACGCTTATGAAATACAGATGCCTCAACCCGGTTATCAGGTTTTGTCATCTGAGCTTTTAACTTATCCAGCAGTGAATTTGTCACTGCCGCTCTTGAAAAAATCATACCCTCATCTTTAATGTCATCGTCATCATCGCCATCGTACAAGACACTATCCGCAACCCCCAGCTCCAAAGCCTTTCTGGCATTGAACCAGGACTCTGCATTCATCATATTGGAAAGCTGTTTTCTAGGCAGCCCTGTCTTTATCTCATAGGCATTAATAATGTACTCCTTCACTTCAGATAGCATATTCATGGCTTTCTTCATTTCCCGCTCATCGCCGATTGACACTGTAGCAGGATTATGAATCATCATCATGCCCACGGGGGAAATTGCTACATGATTGCCTGCCATGGCTATCACCGAAGCAGCGGAAGCAGCAATACCATCAATGTGTACATCAACACATCCTGGATATTCCATGAGCATATTATAAATTTGCGCAGCAGCAAAACAATCTCCCCCAGGAGAATTAATCCACACAGTAACCTTGCCCTGTCCGCTGTTAAGCTCGCTTCTAAAAATCTGTGGAGTGATTTCATCACCATACCAGGTTTCGTTAGATATTTCCCCATTAAGGACAAGAATTCTATCTTCATTATCATTCCTCACCCAATTCCAAAATTTACGACTCATTGTTATCATTCCCTCCTGCAGTCTGTCCAAACAGTCCTGCGTCTTTAAGTTATGTTAAGTTGCCATTGATAAGGTACAGATTGCCTCCCTCTTCATCAGGAATCGGGTTCATATTATCCAGCTCCCTGATGTCGTTGGCTGACATCCAGCCATTCTGCCTTGCCACCGCATAGCCATTCATGCGGCTCTGATAATCTCCTCGTAAGAGTCCATCCACATTGAACCTGAAAGATAGCCTGCCTTTTTCAGATGGCAAAAGAAGCGACTGCTGCATTGCCTGTTCCCATCTGACTATCCATGGATTTAATGTGTACATCACAAAATCAAGAGGCTGCTGCTCAATATTAGAAAAGCTCGACTTTTCAAGGTCGCCTACCATATGCGGCGGTACTCTGAAAATTCGAGCTATCTCGTTGATTTGAAATTTTCGTGTTTCCAGGAACTGTGCTTCATTAGGCGGTATGGCCATCTGCTTGAATGTCATGCCCTCTTCAAGAACAGCCACACTGTGGTTGTTCTTTCCTGAAAACTGAGCTTTCCAGCTTTGGCGAAGCCTCTCCGGATCCTTAACAATTCCCGGATGTTCCAATATACCTCCCGGTGTTGCTCCGTTGGCAAAGAATGTGGCACCATATTCCTCTGTGGCTATGGCAATGCCAATAGCATTTTTTGCCATTGCAATAGGACTGTATCCGATAAGGCCATCAAAGCCAAGGCCGGGGAATATGCAGCACATCCTCTCTAGGCAGAACCACCTGCTCAAATTTCTGTCTGCCATTTGGCTCGTCAGAATTTCTGGTGTAGGTGTAGTAAAGCCTTCCAGAATTATCCCGACTCACATCCATCTTGTTTGGAAGCAACGGATACAAGGCCACGACCTCGCCCCTGCCGTTACGAATAATCTGGGCATAGGCATTGCCATGCAGCAAAAGATGGCTCATCATGGTTTCCCTGAAAATGAAGCTGGTCATCTCAGGATTCGGTTCATCGTGCAGCAAATGATATAAGGAATGGCTGTACAGCTTTTCCTTGCTGCCATCCGGCCTATACTGATACACATTCAGCGGCAGGCCTGCAATAGCCTCTGCCAAAATCCGCACACAGGCATAAACAGCAGTTACCTGCATGGCAGTGCGGTCATTTACAGTCTGACCTGATGTCGACTGTCCCCATAAAAAAGGCCAGTGTGTTGATATATAATTAGTTGGCTTATCCCTAGAACGGAATAATTTTGAAAAGATATTCATGGTCTGATGCCTCCTTTGTTGCAATATAAAAGCGCCAGCCATAAGACTGACGCTAATATCATACTTCATTTCACTGTTCCAGAATTCTCCTTTGCCACATTCCGACCAATTGTAAGACATATTTCTTGGTATCGAAATTTCGGCAGTAGATGATTCTTTCCATCCCCAACAGCATTTACTTTGATATCTAACTTTACAATTTGGCTCCATGTTTGCTATTACAAATACCAT